GGCATTAGGGGTGTTTCAGGTGGTACAGGCGCAAGTGGGGCAACAGGCGCAAGTGGGGCAACAGGGGCAAGTGGGGCAACAGGGGCTCAAGGCATTCAAGGCATTCAGGGTGTTTCAGGTGATACAGGCGCAAGTGGGGCAACAGGGGCTCAAGGCATTCAAGGCATTCAAGGCATTCAGGGCATTCAAGGCATTCAGGGTGTTTCAGGTGATACAGGCGCAAGTGGAGCAACAGGCGCAAGTGGCGCAGCGGGACCTAGTGATCATGGAGCCCTAACTGGGTTAAGCGATGATGACCATACCCAGTATCTGCTTACCAATGGGGCTAGAACTATAACTGGTGGTATACTTTATGATGACGCTACTGCTCAGGGTAAAGTTGGTAATATATTTGGTAGCAGTTTTGGATTAAGCTCAGGTGATAACTATTTGGTAAATATAGGTACTAATCTTTACTTTAGTGCTACCTCTAATTATCTATTTAAGAAGGGTGCTGTCACTAAAACAATGGCCGACTTACCTCAATTCCTAACGGATGCGGAAGAAGTTATTGCTGATAAGGCTAATGGATATTACCAATCCTTTATCCAACTAGTTGATACGGCTGGAGGTTCTGAAACTAACGGTGCAACTCGACAATATGTTGCCTTCGGTACTACAGATATTACTGGGGGTGCTGCTGCGACTGACTATACTGTTGCTGGTGGGGGAAATCAAGTAACCATTAATACAGCAGGAACATATGAAGTTGGTTTTACTGTCGGAGTTGAGGAGGATGATAACTCGCAGCGTACTGCATCTGTTCTAAGGTGCGTGAAAAACAATGTAGACTTTGGCCCAGCAGCTAAAACTGGATATATTAGAGTTTCAACTGCCCATGAGCAAGCCAGTTATAGTATTTCTACCTTCATGCATGTTTTTGCTGGTGGCGATATCTTACGAGTTGGAGCTACAAGAGAAACAACCGCAACTGGTTCCGTTCTTACTTCTGCGGGACAAAGTTACTTAACTATTAGAAGGATTCTTTAAAGTTTATTTCCTTCTTTAAGAAGGTTGATAACTCTTTCAGTATAGCTTTCTTTTAGTACCCTAATGGTAGAGTAGATGTTTTGAAGTTCTCTTAACCCAGAAATTGAAATCTCTGGGTTTTTTTCTATTTGAGCTAATGTACTTTTTATAGTACCTATTGAATTTACTTCAGCTTCGGTAAGCCTTCCTCTTTTCTTCTTTAGTTCTTCTATTGATTTCATAATTCTATTACCTCATGTCCTTCTTTTTTATAAGTGTTTAGTCTTTTTCTAGCGTGTGCTGCGAGATACTTTCCGTTATCCATGAAATCATAGACATATACGACCTCTTTACTATCGTGTTTGCGTAAGGCCCTGCCAAGTGCTTGGATAGTAGCAATTGGGCTTTTAAGTCCTCTAGCATTGATGAAATGTGTGATCTCTTTGATGTTAACTCCTGTTTGGAGAATTTTAGTTCCAATAAGTATTGAGTTTCCTTCACAATTCGTAAAGCTTCGTATTGTGGCATACCTACTGCTGATATCATCCTCTCCTCGCAAATAGAAAGTGTCTCCTTTAAGTGATTCTTGAAGGATTCTACCGTGTTCAAGATCTCTGACGAGAATAAGTATTCTTGCTTTTCCATGGCTTTCTTTTATTTGGTCAACTATGCCTTTAATAAGGTCATTTCTTTCTTTATTGTGAACAATAAGAGTTTCGTAAGTATCCCTATATCCAAGATCTTCGGCTACCTCGGATTCTGGTACAGGGACCATTTGTATGATCGGTTTCGTAAGAACTCCTTCCTCAATTAAGTCGGAGGTCTGTTTACAGGTGTATATAGGGCCGAAGGCTGCTATAAGGGTCCATTTAGGGATATTCTCAGTAGGAACTGTAGCAGTAAACCCATACCTGTACTTTGCCTCAGGGAAGCTCTCAATGGCTGCTACGGTAGTGTCACCGTTTGCGAACTCATGTACTTCATCTACCATGATGACATCAGCGTCAGCAACATAGTTATCAAGGATGCGTCCTATACTTTGAACAGTACATAACATTATATTTCCATCTTGATACCCTTCTCCAAAACAAACACCAACATCCTCTAAACCACACTCCTTAGTAAAGAAATCATAAGTCTGTTTTAGTAAACCCTTAGCGTTAAAAAGTATAACAATTTTCTTAGGAGCTAACGATTTTACTAGACCCGCCATAATAAGAGTCTTACCAGCACCAGTCGGAGCCTGGATAATACATCTCTTAGCTTTTAGCCCATAGTCTATAGCTTCTTCTTGGTAGTCGAAGTATGTAAAGTTATCTATGGTCTTACGGTTTACTTCTTCAGAGGACTCATACTTATACTCAATGTCGGGAGTACACTCTATTTTCTTTAGATCTGCTAGAACAGATTCAAGCATCCCAGTCCCAAAAGACCCAGTATTAGAAAAGAATCTCTTCTTTCCATCCCACTGCCTTCGCCTATAGGAAGGTGTATACTCTGCTCCTGGAACTTTAAAACTATATAAGTTACCCAATACTTTTAGTATCTCTGGGTTATCTGTAATAAGTTTAGATTTTTTGTTACTTACAACAATTTTCATACTTTATTATAGACTATAATGAAATGGAGCTTTTAAATATATGGCTATAAATGAAGAAAAAATTGATGTAGACTCTATTGTAGAGGGTCTTTTATCAGACCTACCTACAAACACGGAAACAGAAATAGAACTACCCTCAGGAGGAATAGCTAAAATTAAGCCTATTACTTTTGAAGAAGAGAGGCAAATGGTTGCTCTTTCCAATAAAGGAGAAGACCCCTCAACCCTTTTAATCGAAAAGTGCGTGACGGGCTTAGATCTAAACAAAATCCTACTAATTGATAAGATTTATCTACTATTTAAATTAAGAGAGTTATCTTTCGGTTCTGTTTATAAATTCCATATGTCGTGCCCTTCTTGTAAGGAACAGCAAACAATTAGCATAGACATTAACGAGATGCCTGTTGCGCCCCTAGAAGGGGGCTCAGAAAAAGTAGAAATAGATCTTCCGATGTGTAAAAAGAAAGTTCTACTAAGGCGAGCCTCTGTGTCGGATGAGAAAGTTATTTCAGATACTAGCAAAATGTTAGATAATCTTTGGAGATTTATCTTAAAGTTTGATGAGTACGATGATCCTATGATTATTCAAAAGGTCCTATCCAAGCTCCCCGCAGGGGATGTTAATACCATGATTTCGGAAATCATGTGTGAAGGATTTGGTATAAGCACTGAGGTTATGGCGAGATGTAGTGCGTGTGGGCATGACTCCAAAATGGAGCTTCCGTTAGACAAAAATTTTTTCTCAGTGAGCTAGTCCAAAACAATTTGGAAAATCTTCTTAGGGAAGCCTATATACTTGTTAGAAGGTGTAGATTTTCGTATTCTGATGTTAAGAATATGAACCGATCTGAACGAAACCACTTCTTAGGCTTCTTTAAAGAGGAAGTTATATCCCAAGAGGAAAGTATAAATGCTGCTAAACGGAGTAACAGTCGTTGAAAGACACAATAGGCCAGGAACCCTTTCTAGGGACATATTACGACTTAATATTATCAATAACGGGGTTTACCAGGATTTATATGCGGTTAGCTCCGTAAGTTTTTTCCTAAAATCTCAAAATGTGTCCCCTCAGACTATACTAGCATCTGGTACTCAGTTAATTTCTGATACTGCTGCAAGTACTGTTAAATTCAGGTGGACTGGCGTAAAGGATACAAGCACCTTCAATACAGATGCTAGTAGTGCTTCTTCCATTTACAAGGTGGGTACTGGAGAATACGCAGTAGTTCTTGATGGAACCCAAAGCGTCAGTAGCCTTGATCGGTCTGGAACGACTATCTTAAACCAAGCTAGTTCCATCGGGGAATACATTGATGTGTGGACCGTAAAAGTATCTGAAAATACTGATTGGACCGTATTCATAAATGAAGTGAAGCTTTTCCCTGATTCTTTCGTAGCTATCACAGAGCCACTTTTACTAAAATCAAGAACTAGCCTTATACCTAACAAGATAAGACTAGGAGAGGTTATAGGGCTCAAAGTTGCTACTGAGGTTACAGTAATGAACAAGAATATTGATCAGACTGTAAAGAATACCTTAGCAGAAGGAGTAATTCAAAACTCTAAGTTTAGAATCCTTAAGCACAATGAAGATTCTAACCTACCTTCTAGGGTTGAAGTTAAAAGCTATGCTGATACTTCAGCCTTCATTAACATTACAGGAGATAGCACTATGGTTTACTCCTTAGATACTGCTGTCTTAACTGATGGAAGTATCCCCAATCTTGGGGCAGGTACAGGAACTTATTCTTTAGAGGTAAAATATACTCTAATGAGTGAGACTATTATCTCACCGTTAATGTACTTCACAGTGCGCTGACGATAACATCCATATTATTTTCCCAACTATATTTTTTATAATTTTGGAGAGTTTGTCGCAAGGCAGACTCTCCTTTATTTATAAGGATGGAATTCCAATCCTTTTCCCCTTCAGGAAACACATAGGAAATATTATCTATACACAACCTTTTTCGTAATCGTTCAAACCTTTCTAAACCTTCCCTTCCTGCCTCATCATTATCATAAGCGATCACAATTTCCCCAGGGTAGGCTTTAAGGTACTGCATCTGTATAATGGACGGAGAGCATCCATTTGTACATGTTGCGTTCATACCCGCCTCCTTGATGGCGATAGCGTCAAACGCGCCCTCAGCGACATATAGGGGCTCCTCAGAGTGCGCGTAGGGATAGAGTACATGGGAAGCCTTCACCCCCTCTTCAGATGCTGGGTTTAAATACTTAGGAAAGGTATCAGGGCTAAGGGAGCGAGCAGTAAAATAGAATAAACCATCCCTGTCTTCAAAGGGGATAATAACCCTCCCTTTGAACTTACCTGAGTTACACTCATAAAACCTAGTGGGATTCAGTGACCTAGATTGGAGGTAGTTCCAAGCAGAAGAACCTTCTTCAACTTCAACAAACTCAGAGTGAGTAATACTCTTGGACTCAGGGATTATTATCTTTGCTTCACTTTCCTCAGGAAGTTTACCATTCTCAATACAGAAGCTATAGAACACTTCCTTACCTCTCTGGTAAGGTACTCCACGAACAAGGGAGACTAGCTTATAAAAGTTCCCAGTCTCACCCGACTTGAAACATCTCCAAAGTCCAGTTTCAAGATTGATAGACATATGCATCTTCCAATCATCTTCATAAAAGAGAGAAGGGATTACATACTCACGGCCACCGCTTTGTAATCTTCCACTTTTAATGTTTTCCTGAACCCACTCTCTAATCATCGTTTTCTCTTTGGTTTTACCTTACACTCGTTTAGCCTACTGGCTACTGTCGTGGGGTCATTATAGAGAGAACAGATGCTTTTGTAACTACACCAGTCACAAAATTCGTTTTTTGAGGGATAAAGATCATCCTCGGTACATTCGCGTATCTTTTTTACATCACCGATAATGTCTTTTACATGCTGGAGGATAGCCTGCTCAGTATATGTGACGGAAACTAAATTATTAGTTAACGGGTAATAATGGGCAAAGGAAATCTTCCGAATAGGGGTGTTGGTTAACTTATGAACGGCATACACATACGACTTGCCCTGGGTATCACTAAAGAGTTGGAACTTATTCTTCTCCCTCTTGCTAGTTTTGTAATCAATGACGATCACAGACCCATTGGGTGATTTTATGATACGGTCAATATACCCTTCATGGAGAACATCTGGGGTAAGCTGTTCCCTGAAATGATGCTCAACAAGAGAGTCCTTGGGTAGCTGGGCATTGAACCTAAGAAAGTTCTTAAGACACACCTCAATCTTCTTGTTGTAGGATTCTGGGAAGGTGTACTTGTCTTTTATATCATTGGCTATAGACCAAAGCTGATCTACTTTAATAGCCCCAACCCCTTTTTCAAGGATTTCGTGTATAAAAGAGCCAAAATGTAAGGCTCCAGTATTCCCTGGGTCTGTTTCTTCAAATCTGTTCACATAATTAAACTTATACTTAAGTCTACATTTGTTAAAGGATTCCCTTTTTGAGTTGCTTATTGTGTTACATTCCATTACATCACCAATGGATAGTAGATATCTACCTCTATATCTAAAAAGAAACTATCTATTTGTTCACTGTTATATTTACACTTCTTACTTAGGTACTGATAAAGACTTTTTTTCTTTATTACCTTTTTTTCACTAATACCTTTAAGTATTCTAAACTGAAACTTCTTAATAAAGGCGATAGAGTACTTATATCGCCACTTTTCAACAAACTTATCACTAAAGGTGTAATCAAGTAAGTCTATAAACTCTATTATTTCATAATTCTCTGTATTCATTAATTAAATAGTATATATTTATATAATAGGGGGTAGAAGTCGATTCCTTCAAATGAAATGTCTATAAAATCTGAAAATAAAAAAGAAAGCCTAGAATTGGTAGAAAAGATATTCATGATTACTAGGGAGGACGCTTCATTCAAGACTGAACCTGTCGTTGAAGGATGGTCCCAGCTTAGGCCAATGGACATCGCCATGTTTAGCTATGATGGTAAAACCTTTATGGTTTTATGTGTATTAAATGAAAGGACAGGCACCAGGGACCCCTTTTTCACGAATGCTAACACGGGAAATAAGCTGTTATCGTGCTTTGATCTTAAGAGGACCTCTGTTGATTCTTTAAAGGCAATTTTAGGATCCCTATATAATAATGATATTAATGTACTTAGGAAAATAGGGACCTATAGGTATTTTAAAAGTATGTTTTCTATATTACTGGGGAAGAGAAGGTACAAGACATTTTATAAGACCAACATTAGTGGTTTAACTAGATTTAGGTTAGGGAGGTAATTATGGATAATAATGGAATAACACAGACATTAATCGAAGGGATGACAAATGTCTCCCAGACCTTACTATCCTTAAAAACCTCCGTAGAATCTATTGATAATTCTGTCAAGAAACTGAGTGGTACTGAGGGTGTTGTTAAAACAGTTCTAAATAGCTTTAAGAAAGAGAGTAACGGGGATACTACAATGGTTGATCCTTTCGTATCCATCACAGAGTCCCTCCAAGAGTTAACAAAATTACACGATACTCTCTTCGCAGCTAATGCTGAACTAGAAACTGTTATTAAAACGAATACCGAGGCCCTGACCAAACTTACGAATTTACTTTCTAACACTACTCCTCCCGCTTCACCTGTAGACAATATAGATGAGGGATTTATAGGCCCTCCTATGCCATCTATGCCATCTATGCCATCTACGGCTTTAAATGAAGCCTTAGCAGTAGGTACTGGATTAGGTGAGGGTGCCTCGTTATACGGTCTTCCTATACCATCTATGCCATCTACGGCTTTAAATGAAGCCTTAGCAGGAGGTCGCACTAGGCAGGCCCTGTTCAGCGATGCATCCACGGGCCATGCCGCACCGCTAGATCGCCCAGAACCAGTCCAAGCAACCCCCCAACAAGGCTTGTTATCACGCCTAATTGGATCCCTCACCTCCCGATTAAGCGGCGGGGGGGATTGGGCAAGCACCTCTATGGGTTTCAATGGAATCTCAGAGGGAGGTGCTGGAGGTGCTGGAGGTACAGGGGACCCTCCCGATCACCCTGGGCAGGGGAGCTTTGATTTTGAGGGGGGGGGTTTCTTTGGGAAGCTTAAGGATAGTGTTGGAGCAAGTTTAACAGCCCTAGGTGGGGGTCCTGCTTTGGCTATGGAAGCAGGCTTAAAACTTGCTAAAATGGCAATTGAAAAACTAACTGAAACCCTCCACGAAATGAATGATATTAGTGAAAGGCTCTCAGTAGTTAACACTAATTTACATACCGAGCTTAAAGGGAACACTGAGTCTCTAGAAAAGAATACCGTAGGATTCGGGTTAGCTGTTAAAGCCTTAGCAGAACTTAGGGTCGCTGGATTTGATAAAACCAACGCAAACTTAATCAATTTAGCAACTAGGACCAAAATTAGTGGGCAAGATTTTGGTGCGGTTGTTAAGCTAGGTCAAGATATCATAGCAACGGGAAGCCATCAGGAAGATGTGATGGATGGTCTTTCTAAAAATATAGTTGATAATTCTCTAAAATATGGAACAACAACTGACTCTATGGTTAAGGCTGTTGGTCAGTTGTCAGAAAACTTCCAATTGCTTTCCGTTATGGGGGGGCTTGACACTGCTACTGGAGTTACAGCAGACCTAACAGCAAGGCTTGGGCAAGAGAACTCTCAATTAGTAGGCAGCTTGATGAAGGAGCTTACTAGTGCTAACGCAAATCTTAATATGCAAGCTATTCTTGGGGTTGAGGGTCTTGGGGATCAATTGGCTATGGGAAACATAGGTACACAAGAGGCTATTCAAGGAATTATAGAAGGATCAAAAGTAGCATCAAGACTTCAGGGTGCTGCCGCTAACACTAGTAGACGAGCCTTATCTGCTACCTTTGGAGGAACTGATAAGTTTCTTACGAATTTAAGAATTGTAGGAGAAAAACTAGAAAACGCCCAAAAACCAGCCATAGCAATGTGGGACGCTCTCAAGAATACCTTATCCGTTTTTAAAGAGATTGTTATGGATCCTTTGAAAAATATTGCTGTTGGGTTACTTAAACCTTTTCAATTACTTATAGGAGGATTATCTCTTTTAGTGGGAAGCATAATGAATCTTATTGTTAGGGCCTTCGGACCAGCAATTGCGGCTGTAATGGATATAGTTGGGGTTGTAGCTGGAGCAATAGGCTTCGTTATTCAAGGAGTAGCTGGTGTTGTTGAAGGTATTTACGATGTACTTTCTATGATCCCTGGGCTTGGTCGGTGGTTTGGTGATGCTGATTCGGACAAGAATTCCACTTTTAATAGTATGAATAAACTATTAGAATCCATAAATGGCATGGCTTCAGATAGTTTAGCCCTTGATGCTGGGGAGGCTAGGGCTAGGGAAAAAGATATGCTGGAGAGGGAAACCCCTTTGACAGGCCCAGACATCTGGACAGAAGCCGCTTTAGCAGATGTAGATTATAAACTAAGGCGTATGGAAGAAACCAAACAAGAAATGCTAAATAAAGTACTTACTAAACTTTTAGAGCAAGGGGATGCCTTTAAAGGGAAAGATATTGTATCCGCAGTAAAGGAAACAACCGCAGCGTTAATAGGCACTCAGGTAAACCCTTTTGCCACAGGAAATATTTAGGAGATAAATTATGGCATTTAGTATGGATCCACATTTAGAAGATAAATCACTACTCGTTTTTGAATTTAAGAAAACAAATGGGGATATATTTACACGGCAGCTTCCTTTTATTGAAAACATTACTATTAAGGAATCTTTAGAATCAAATTACAGCGAATATACGCCTATAGGCTCTAATGGTTCTATTTTTGCTTACTTAGGCGCAAAGTCTCGTAAGTTGGCTTTAGATTTTAATATAACTTTACCCAATATCCAAGAGCATACTTTAATTAACCCGACAGCAGCGAATGTAACTGATAAAGACGGAATAAAGAGTTCTTACTTTCAAACAGATAACTTTGGATCATTTAACGATAACTATACTTATGCTAATCTAATTGGTCAATTTGATACTGCTTTTTCTGATAGTCTTACTGATAATGAAAGGAAGCTATTTAAAGCGATAAGTCCTTCATTAGCTAATGAGGTACTCCCTACACCTACTACAGTCACAACAGGTCCTAATCCATTACTTGCGGGTAAAACCTCTAGTTCCGTACAGTCTGAAAGAATTAAAAGTATTTATCAAGTAATGTATTGGGTAAACTTAATAAGGTCTTGTGTCCTAACAAATTCAAAAAGACCTTACTTAGGTCCACCTATAATTACTTTAACTCATGGCATAATGTTTATGAGTGTACCTTGTATATGTGAGTCCTACAGTATAGATAATGATGAGGAAGTAGGTTACGACCCCATAACCTTACTCCCCAGAAGACTAAAGATTAGCTTATCCCTTAGAGAAGTTAGGTTAAAAGGTGGGGATTTCGCTCCGTATGGTGATGATAAAAGACTTACGCCTGGGTGGGATTCTTTATATAATGAAGATAAACCTAACGCGCAAGGATACCCGACTATGGATCCTGGAGGCATAATAAAACTATGAGGGATTACAGTTTAAGTAGATATTCTAGTGGGGTTATTGAAATAAACCATAAGGGGGTTCTTGTAACCACTTCTGTAGGTACTTTAATGGATGATCGTATTTCTAATATGGAAAGTTCTTATAATTATGAGAAGGGTAGAGTCCCAATTATGCATGCCAATAGACCAGACCTTATATCTGATACATTCTATGATTCTCCCTCGAAATGGTGGTTTTTAATGCACTTCAACGGAGTGACAGATCCTTTTGAAGGGTTTAATTCTGGTGATCCCATTCTTATCCCAACCTTATAACGATGTCTAAATTTGATAATAACTTAAATGTAGGTTCTCCTTATGTAATACTAACCACGGACAGTTTGGTTGCCCAAGGTATTGGGGATGTAGAAGATAGCAAATCTGTTCTTCTTACTTTACAGGAAGGCAACCTTATTTCTTTTTCTGAGAAAAAGATCACAGGGGAAGGGCAAACTTCGGATACTCCTACTATTTTCTTAAAATTTTTAGACCCAGAAATGGTGTTTGTACCTAGACTTTTCGATCAAAGTATCATTAGCTTATACAGAACTTATTTCGAGAAAGTTAGGGCTGTTGTTGGGGGTACTAAAAATAATAAGGCTGCTGAAGAAGAGACAGATGAAGAAAAAAGAAAAAGGCAATTCGAGGAAAAGTTAAACGAAGTTCTTTCCAATAAGGATGAAAATGCCACGGATGTCGTATATGAATTTTTTAGACCAACTGATTCAGACGGGAATCGTCCCTGGCCGTTCAAAAAAGAAGCAAAGGATAGAACAGCAAAGAAGATAATGAAGGAAATAGATGATAAGTTTGATAACACAGAAACTCATGAATTCTATTTAAAATACGGTAATGGTACAGGTAAGTCTGCGACTTGGAGGAAATTTGTATTATCTTCTTTTTTTATAACACAAGATTCTTCAAATAATATGGTGATTGATATAACTGCTGCTGAAAGTAAGTTGGAAAATGCTGAATCTTCAGGTGCTATGAATAAGCTTGAGGTTGATAATTATTTTACCTCTAATTGGAGAGATATTTTGGGATTTGAGTCTTCGGATATAATAGGTCCACCCCTATTAGTATTAGAGGAAACAAAGATTAACCAACCCTCAAATCCAGGCATGTATGATCCAATGCTTTCTGGCCCAAATGAAGCCTCCTTTCTTATTAAAGCTTCCCATTATGGGGAAGATTTAATAGTAACTTTATTAGAAAACCTTTACCAGAAGTTCCTGGTAACGAATGGACCTGATGATGTGTATCCATTTGTTTTTTTATCACCTAAATTAACTAGTTTATTTAGACAAAAAATAGATGAAGCGGTCGAAAAAAAAGGAAAGAGATTTTATGACCCTACCCCCCCAGAAATATATAGACTTGATGCTTTATCCAAAATTTTAGAGTTATTTAACATACTCATAAGAAAAGAAGAGACGAACCCCAAAACTAAAGAAAACACTTATTTTCTAACAATTACCCATAAACAACCTAAAGTAGGAGGAAAGAAAACAAGTAGATATTACGAAGATGTTGTAATGGATTCCATGAGAAACATGTATAGATTTTTTGGGCTATCCGAAGGGGGTTACCCTTTGGATAATGTAGACACTTCTCCCCTAATCATTACTAACGATCAACACAAGATTCTTTTCCTAGATCAGCTTTGTGGGAAGAAAGACACAAGAGGGGGTCCGTCACCTAAAAACTCACATAGCGGGTTCTATAGGAATTGGTATACTACAAAGGAATCCAAAACAACAAGAACTCAGTCAACATGGTCTGGGGTAAAACTACATTTTCAAACAGAGTGGGAAGTCTTTAATTTTACAATGAGGAAGAGTACTCTTGGTAAAAAAACTATAAAAATTTATACTGATTATATAATAGGTAATGGACTAATAGCTCCTTTTTCTCCAAGTTATTCAGAACACATAATGAGAATTTATATTGGTCAATTACAGATTCCTTTTAAAAACTCTACCACACAGGCTTGGCATACTAATGCCAGTAAATTTTTATTCAAACAAAATATAAGAGAATATATCGACAATGTTGCTAAACTTTATGATATTAATTCTATAGAAAAAACGACATTTGATTATTCAACAGAACAGTCTGTACTAAAAACATTAGAATCAGTACCGACATTTATTGCTAACAACAAGAACTCTAATGTCATTGAGGTTGTGAGTACAGAAAAAGGAACTGGCTTTGCTAACTTATTAGAGTCGTTTAGTATAATTAAAAAAACCAGCCTCTCTTCCCTTAATGATATTCTTTTTGAGAAATCTAAACCTGTCTCTTTTTCAGATGAAGAGTTTGATAAAAATATAGATTATATGTTAGAAAAAGCATATAAGAATAATGCGGCAACACACACAATATTACTTACATTAGGGGAGTTATCAGAGAATAATAATATTGATAAGGATGTAAGAGCTTTTTATGAAGCTATAAAATTGAAAACTAAAGAAATTATAAAAAGCTCTCACCAAGTAACTGATAGGGAAATATCTTATGCTGGAATGACGGCCCACCTTAACTATATTCAAAGCTTATCCAATACGGTAGCTATGGCAAGTTTAAAAACTATTCCTTTTTTTAATTTAGTTGATCCTATAATACTAGGTAAACCTTGTATATTTCTAAATAATACTAATTTTTTCGCTCTTACTAGGGGTATAGCTCCAAAAGGGTTTTTAAGTGGTGTATACATGATATCTGGCTATGAGCATGTTATATCAAATGGGGACTGTTACTCAAAGTTTACTATTCAAAGGCAGCAATTAGCAACTGAAGCCGTAAAATCAATAAATACAGAGGATAAATAACTAATGGAATTATTAAAAGCAAGAGTTACCAGCACTTTTAATCCTGCTAACAATATAAAAATACCCGCAGAGTTATTAAAGGGGTTAATACCTATTCAGGTATGTTATACCTCCCCTTTCAATTCGATATTTCCTGGAGAGGGCGGGTTTACTGCCTACCCTCGTCAGGGGGATGTTATACTTGTTGCCACTGCCGATGACGGCAGTGATGTGGAGTTTTTCTATATGTCAACTATAGTAGGGTCGTTAGAAACCCAAGAGGAGGCTATACCTAATTACCCAAAAGGGTCTGATCAATTTCTAACAGGAAATTCATATAAGGATACCGTTGGCTTGAAGGATCACCATAATAGCGGTTTAGAGTTTGTTTACGAGAGCAGTGAAGGTGGAAGCCCTGGGGTAACTAGGCGAAGTTATGCCCAGCTTTATGCTGGTTCTAATAAAATAAAGTTAACTAGAAATACTGATCGTGAAGGTATACTTATAGAAACTAGTGACACTTCCCCTAGAGTAATGTTAAAGATGAATAATTCTGGGAATGCTGGGGGCTCTGGCCCCTGTTCTTTTACCGCAAAATCCTATGGTAACATGAATTTTCACACAACTGTAGGAGACATGAAGCTAAGTAATTCTGGTAATGGAGGAGTGATACAGATAGTAAATTTTGCTACTAGGGATGGTGATGGCTCTATTCTAGAATCTCCTCTGAATAAAAAGAAGGGTAATGTTAATATAGATAGTTGGCATAATAGTATTAATATAAATGCTTTTGCTTATAAGCCACTTACACCTCCAAGAGTATTTGTAAGAACTCAGCCCCTCCACAGAGATGGAGTAGTTCAACTAAAAACAGGTGGTACGATTGAGATTGTAGCTAATGACCTTGTAGCAACTGTAGGAACTAACCCAGTCAGTGGGAAAATCACCATATGGGCCTCGAAAGGTATAGATATATTTACACAGACAGGGGATATTAATATATCTGCGCCTCTTGGTCAGGTCAACTTACAGCCTCTTATTCCTGCTGGAATTGCTTTCATCCCTACACTAAACTCTAACTCAATATAATGCCTATTAATCCCTTAAGTACCGAATGGTTAGTTGGAGTCCCTCTTGGGACAGGAACCCTTCCAACTTTTGGTCTACCTCCTTGTATTTTTGATTTAGGGATGGACATTCTAAACATGTTGCCTGGGGATGCCCTTGCTGCCCTAACGGCTGGAATTAACAAAGGCATAATGGCAGCCCAAACCGCTATCGCTGCGTCCAAGGACTTTATTTTTGGTTTAATTGGCCTGTACGATAAGGACGGAGATGGGGTCTATGAGTGGGGGTTAGATTCGGGTTTAGGTGGCCTAGGTTCCTTTATGGATGGTCTTTTGGGTGCTGTAGGGGCAGGCATTGGGTTTATTCAGGAAGCCCAAGCACAACTAAACGCCACTATAGACCAGATTAATGATATTATAGCTTGTTTACAGTCTTTCCTGGGTCAGATGGAGGATAGCATAACTACCGATCCTGTTTCGAATGAGCAGACGGCAGCCCTTCTATTTGAGCAAGAAACAATCATGACTCAAAGCGCAGACTTTATAGAAAAGTCAGTAGCTTTATTAGAAATGATTGGTTCTGTCATAATTGCTAGACAGAATGGTGAAGCTTTTGATCCTGATGCTGACCAAGAGGAAGAGGAAGAGATATTCAGGCTAACTTTTGGTCCTCCTGAAAGTAAGAGTGGGTCTTTCCTATTATCGGTTGACGGTCTTTATTATGATTCACAAAATAGGGTGTATTCAGATGGGTCAGAAATCCCCACCTTGGATGATATTAGCAACTTAAGCTTCGTACCAGACACAAACAAGTGGAAGCTTGATCATTCCCCAAATTTAGGAGGAAAAGGTACTCAGGTTAGCTTGGGGGATCTTGACGATTATGTAGGAACCATTTTTGATATAGAAAATATTGATGATGGGCAATACTTGCTTGAACACTACAGCGAGGATCATACATTAGGAGTCCTTCAAGGTAATAAGTCTAAAATTATAACGGATATGGAAAGGGATAAGCAGAATTTAATTGCTTCTGGGTATGATCCTACCTCTGCTATTATTCATAACATACAACAGGGTATCTTCTCTACAATAGAATCCTTTGACATTAAGATTAGAAAAAGGAAGAAACAAATTGAGGTTGCCGTTAAAGCTTATGATTTGTTCGGATACGAAAAGACCTTCCTTCCTGGAAAAGTCCCTGTAAACGATTTCAGTTATTTATCAAATTTAAATTTAGAAGTTGGATTTGATAAACAAAGGGAATTAGTAATTGACCACGGGGAGGTAAGCGGAATAATCTTACCCGTTAAGCCTATATTTGTAAAACAAGTTACAACGGCCCACACCTTCTCCCTAACGCCTTTACAAATAGCACCCATAGGTACGGGCGCATTCGCTGATTTGCCCTCTGCAAGCTCCACAGTCATGCCTGCGTTAACCATATCAGACGCAGTAGCCCCTGATCACTTAGTCGCTATTTATAGCTTTCTAAACGCTAAGGTTGAGCCCCCTAACTCTGTATTAACTAATGTTATAAGTTGTAATAGTGATTCTTCCCAAGACGCGCAATTAGTCGGAAGATCAACTTCTGAGGTTTTCTCTCAAGGTCTAGGCATTCCCTTACTGGACGGGGTAGTATCTTTCGCTGCTTCTGGTTCATTATTAAAACCCACCAATGTTGGAAGTTATCTTAGATTACCTCCAAGCAAAAGAATGCAGGACTTAATGTTTAACCTTAGGGGATGTTCTTTTGATTTCTGGCTTCATATGCCTAAAGCGTTCGCTCAAAATTATAATAGGTTTGAGAATGGCACCTATCCGATCCCAGGAGGAAACTCACAAATACCTGAAGACTCAAAAGGTGCTTGGCTTGATTATAATTACTATAAGGTTATCTTAGCTAATGAGAATACAGGAGGGTCCTATACAGGAGATCCTGATATTATGCCTAGGAACGGTAATAGTGATACAGTCAGGGGCATGGTTATGGGCTTTACTAGGGACCCCCAAATGAAGACTCAAGGGACTACTGCCACTAGGGGTAGTGATACAGACATCGCCTTGAATTACGCTGGTCTGGATTCTAGCAGTACCACTTCAAGTTTCGCATTCTTTATAGCCCCTACACAATCCATACAGGATTCAAGTGGTAATAATTCTGTTGAGTTTATCAGGTCGGGTTCTTGTGAGTCTACTTTAACAACTTTTGATTGTATGATTGTCCCTCATACAAAGCAGACCCCCTCAGGCTACACTTTTGGGGATCTTTCATCTACTTATGTACATATGAATGTTTCGTTTGATGTACAAAATGACCTTATTAGCATATATTTAAATAACGAGCTTTTGGATACAGCCCCTATGAGTACTACTTTCGGTACACAGTATAAAGAACCTCCCAGAATACCTTCCTTTATCAGCACAGGTGATAACCCTAGTTTCTTGTATTCAAAAGACAATTTAAATACAAGTGCTACCTCTGTACTAGACAATGGACCTACCTTAGACCCTTTCTTTACTCCATGGGTTATTGGTGGAGGATGGACTGATGGTAGCCCTATTACTTACTCTACTAGCTCTGGTGGGTTTATGGGTAGTACTTCCATTGGAGGATCAGCCTCTGTTCTAGGATCCCATGGGTTCAGCAGTGCCTTAGGTGGCCGAGTAGGAAGTTTTAAAGTTTACGACAAACCACTAGATACAAGTGAGATTAACACTAACTACAATGCCCATAAGGCATTTTTCCAAAACATTAAGATTCAATGACCACTACAACCTATGGAACTTTAGCCCCTTCAGTTACCCGTAATACTGTAAAAGATATTCTGGGTACTAAATTCATAGGGCTAAAAGTACCCTTTGGATCAGGAAATACACTTTTTTCAAAATCTATAGATAACGAATCCTTAGTAGGACAGATAAGGCAACTAATTCACACTTCCCCTGGGGAGAGGGTTATGCTTCCTAATTTTGGTTTGAATTTAAACTCATATTTATTTGAGCCATTAACTCCCCAACTGATTGACGAGATTAAAACTAAGCTATTTACACAGTTTAAAAGGTATATTACAAATGCCGTAGTATTAAAAATTGTTGTTTTTTCTGAAGAAGTAGATGACCCTTTTGCTTCAGCAAGTTTACCTACAATAATAATTAGAATGTCTGTAAGGAATAAGGAAAACAACCAGACACTACCAATGGAGTTTACAGTATGACATCACATATACCTTACACAAGTGCCGCCTCTGATTTTTTAAAGTTAGTTTTATTCAAGGATGATGATAAATCAAACCTTATAGACTACGCTGCTACTGATTTTTTATCACTTAGGGCTGCTTTAATTGATTACATTAAGGCTGTATACCCCTTAGATTACAATCTATTCTCGGAATCCGATCTAGGGATGGTGTTTATAGAAATGGTAGCTTATATGGGGGCGGTTCTTTCCATGAAGGCTGATATGCTTGCTCATGAATCTTTTCTGAAGACTGCCAAAAATCCAACTAATATTAGAAAGCTTCTTCAATTAATTGGAGTAAAATTTAGAGGTCCTGGGGCAGCGGCAGCGCAACCAGAGGTTCTTTTAGAAGGGGAACCGTTAACAACAGGATCCATTAGCATCCCAGTAGCTGAGAGAGTCTTCTCTAGAAACTCCGATGTTGATGGGGCAACAGTAAACTATGTTTTGTATAAAATACAGAATGGCAAAATACTAGATATTAATTCAACTAATACCATTGAATTAACTTTTGACGAATCTGAGGCAGGTAAACTATGGACCAATTTAGTTTTAGTAGAAGGTACTTTAGTTGTTGATACGAATACTTTTGCTGATGCTGATGTTCTTAAAAGTGTACCCCTTACAAACTCTCCCGTTATAGATGGTAGTGTTGAGGTATTCGTTGATACAGGGGATCCGTTAACATCAAAGGCATATACTGAGGTACAGTCTCTTTTATCCACATCTTCTTCCGATCAATTAGCTTTTGAAGTAGTTTATAATCCAGATTTTACAGCTAAAGTAGTTTTCGGAGATGGGGTAACAGCAAAAATCCCCCCTATCGGTTCAACTTATACTATTAACTATAGAGTGGGTGGCGGTATTCGTGGAAATGCTGCTACTGGGGTTATTAATGAAAACAAAACTACTGCTGGGACCCCTGGAAGTACTATAAATGTTACAAATATACGACCATTTACTGGGGGTCAAGATTCGGAAAGTATTGAACATGTTAAAAAGTACGCACAACTAACCTTCAAACAACAGGACCGACTTGTTTCATTAGATGATTATACTTCCTTTTCTAATACCTTTAAATCCTCTACGGGAGCCTCAGGTAAGGCTATAGCCGTAACTAGAACGGCATATAGTTCAGCAAATATTATTGATGTTTATGTTGTAGAAGTAGCATCAGACACACAACTTCAAAAAGCATCCATAGCATTTAAGGGTAACCTCCTAGAAGAGATGGAACCTAAAAAAATGATGACGGATGAGTTAGTGGTAGTAGATGGTCTAATTAGAACAGTTGATCTTGTGGTTGAGGTGACCTTGGACGCTAGATTCAAGAACAAAGAATCTGCCATTAAGGCTAGTACAAGTAGAGTTATTTTAGATTATTTCAATGTCTCTAATAGAGAGTTTGGAGAAAGCTTTTTCCCCCAAGACATCGCAAGAGAAATATTTACAGCCATCCCAGAGGTAAGATTAGCCGAAATAACAAATTACAAAGATCCAATAACTTTAGAGTTTAACGAGATTCTCCAGTTAAACAACTTCAACCTAGTTCTTAATTATGTCTAAGTCTTTTAAGAGAAATTATGTTGATGTTCTTCAAGTAATAACCCCTTCTTATTATAAGGGATTAGACAAGCTAGAGGCTGGTGATTCAACGGATCTGGTAGCACAAGTATTAACTACTGAGATTAATCTTATAAAAAATAACTTTTTTATACAACCCCTTAGTTCTACTCCTTTAAGTCTTAGTAGCCTTCTTGATTGGGATGCTAGTAAAGGATACAGTAAAAAGTTACCTAATTATTTTATTAAACAGAATAAGCTAACTGAAATTACTTTTTCTGAATTTGATTTAGTTATCATGAAACCTTTGGGTTATGAGATTGATAATTATAATACCTCTGCTGAGTTTAAAACTTTCCTCACTGAGACACTGTTTCCTTTAATAGCTATTGGACGGGATGCCACTGTCACTGATATATTTACGACAACAAAAGGTGCTTACGGAAGTGATAACGAGGCTTCTCATCAATACCTATTAGAATCTTTAGGTTTATTCCATATTCTAAACTATGAAAGAACTGCCACTACACCTAACCTAGATTTTCAATCTTTATTAGCTGAGTTATTAGCCACTAAATTATACTCTGGTTACTCTATAGGTTTAGTTGATGCTATAAAGATATTAAAAACTGGTTTTTGGAATTGTGCAGATGCTGACACTAAAGCAATTGCGTTCCCTTCTCCTTTTGCGTCAGGAACTGATATATGGACGAGTGGTACACAATCATTAAATAAAATAAAGACATGGGCTGATGTTATGTATACCGAAGCCTACGGTTCAGAATCGGATACTTATATTAGGGACTCTATGGTTGATTTCATTGATAATGATTTTTACCCCGATGACATCCTCCCAGGTGGACCCTTTTATAGATTACAAAGAGCAGCAGGGTTTTTGATATCAGATATAAATGACCAGATAATATCTTTAGAAACCTTACAGTCTATAGAAGACTGCCCGACTGATTTACTTCCTTATTTAGCGGACATAATAGGGTGGGAATTCTATACATCAAATACTGATGCTTGGAGAAGGCAATTAAGGTCAGCAGTATCCCTGTATAAACAAAAAGGAACGAGGTTGGGTTTAGAAAACCTTATTAAGGTTATACTTCCAAGTTTTGATTTAGATTTCTCATCGCAATATAGCGAATTCTATGAGTCATATGTTCCTAACTTAATGTACTACCTTCTAAAAACTGATTCCTATCTGTTTAGTGGGTTAAATTCTTGGACTCAAGAAAAGGCAAATGATATATCCAACGGGGAGCGGGATGGGGTAAGTCTAGATAATTCTATTCGTCTAGTAATTGATAATGTACTTTTAGAAGCTGTAGAGAAATTCCCTCACTTATTCAACTTAGAGGGTTTTAAGTTTGATCTTTCTAATTCTTCGTTTTCTTTTAATTTCAGAAATAGAGATTTTAAAATACCGCCATGGGAGCATGAGAAGTTTTATAGAAGTTGTGCTGTATCCGAAGATTTGGTTGAGTTCCTTAAAAATAAACTTATATGTTTAGGGGTCCCTACCATTTCTACTGTATCCTTTTATGATTATGTATTAGATAATACTATCAGAGGAATACAAGACGGAAAATTTTATAATAATGGTTTCTTTTTCCTAACATCCTCTATGAATCTTGCCCCTAATTACTCAGTAATTATGGACAACTACGATAGGGATAGTTTTGATCTTATACCTATGTGGAATGGCAAGTCCTCCCATTTCAACCTAACTCTATCATCAACCCATATAGATAACGACTTTTTTAACCCTGGAGCGTTTGATAGAGAGAATTTCTTTGCGTCCCTGGAAGCTATACCTAAATTTGTTCCCGCTAAGGCTATACCCAGGACGCACATTGATTTATTAAAAGGGGATCCATATATTTCGTATGTGGCGTTGGCTCCTAGAGCAACTGTGTCCTTCTTAGATCAACCTAGTCCTTCTGGTACTATGGGAGGGTATCAGCTATGCTCTGTTGACATGAGGAGTACTAAGGCAGCCTTGTTGGGTAGTAATATCTTACCTGGGTATGATGATAGTAAATCACGAACCGCTCATGCTACTTTACCAGTTTTTAAAAGAGATAGATTAAGATTTGGTATAATTCAAGATCAAATTTCAACTAATTATGTTTTAAGTGGATACCCTTTAACTCTTAGTGGAGATTACATACCTTGCCTTGGAAGGTCTTCAAAGAGAAGAAGAGATGATTCAAAGAACTTGTGGAAGGGTGATTGGTTCAGTCGAGAAGGGTTTAATCCTCCTATAAGATTAAATAAAGGATCAGCGTCAGGGTCATCAAAGAAGTCCTCTGATTGGGGGGTTAGGGGTTATATTCCTCTTGGTTATATTTTAAGTAGTAACTCTTTTGTCCCTGTAACAGATACTTTTGATTTGCCTGGGGTTTATGAATCTTGCGAAACTGTAGATTCTAATGGGGTATTTCAGGGGGTAGACACTTCAAATACTTTCAATATTAGGGGGGCTGATTCTATAAAGCCTTATGAAGGGCATACTTACAGGTATAGAGATGATATCGAAGACTTCCCTAAACTTATTTATGATTTAATATCATTAAAAACACATCATAAAACTTTAAAGTTTTTAGAAGTAAATAAACATTTTTTCCAATTTAATCATTGGAAAGATTTTTATGAAAAGGTGTTTAATAATTTGTGGGATTCTTATGATCTAACAAAGGATGATTTTTATAATAAAAAATTTGGTAAATATGTTAGAAGAGGTAGCAGAAGTAGTATCAAGGGGCTGCCTTATTTATATGAGAACTTCTTTGCCAAAGAAGACTTCAACCAGAATACCGCATACACATTACTTACTAGTTACATTAACGGTGGAAGCAATATTCTTTCTAAAATCAATGGACCTTATATGTGGAATGGTTTATTAACCTTAGATGGGTCAGGTGTAGGGACAACTAAAACTAATAACAAAAACACTGATATACAGGATACTAACGAATTCTTGTTATCTGCTATAGGTACTGATTCCCTTTATGTGACCTCCCCCTCAGACTTATATGTAAATAAAGCTGAATATAGAAACCCCTATTATTTTAGTGGCGTTGAGGTAGTTTATGACCAAAATACGAAAAATAAAATGATGGCATTTTCTTTATCTGATAATGGTAATATTCTTAGTGAGGACTCAGCTTTATTAGAGAATAACTTATTAGGGCTTAGAATAATGGAGCCAGGAAGCAGGTTAAGATACTCGTTCAATTACGGAGATCAGGGAGTTTTCTTTTCACCAGAACACGAATTCAATGTAGACACTAGATCTATATTTATGGACGATACCAGTTTAATAACAGGTGGTAGGTCTTATGGTGTATGGATTCATACTGAAGCAGAACAAGACAATAACGGAAATAATATATTTTGGAATTATTCACCAAATGGTACATGGGAGATGTACAATGTTTCTGAAGTAACTACTAAGAAACAGGGTTACGATAATTTATTTAGTAAATTGTCCCATAATATGGTACACCCGTTATCATCTATTGAACAGAGTCAGGATTCCTGCTTCTCTACTACGGAATCCTTAGATAAGCTATGGAGCCTAAAAAAGAACCAGCTAGTTACAGATAGTATAAAATTTAATACAAACAATCAGCCCATAGCTGTTCCTTTAAATTATTATCAAGTTCACAATCAAGTTCACAGGCAAGATCAAAAGTATGTTATAGAGTTAGTACCTTATGCTGACAGTAGTGAAAGTAAGGTTTGGTTACTGGATGGGTTGTCCGTGGTGGATACTACCTTAAAAGATTATGCTAAGTTAGAAATAAATGAATATGTAGATGATTACAGTTTGGAGACTATTGTTAACCCTAAAACAATAAGGTTTTTCACAGAAGATTCTAAGGAGTTATCTTTAAGTACCCTTATTTCTGTAGATGCTAATGGTAACATGTTTTATAATAATTCAAAGGTTACTGCCGCAATTGCTTTAGGTTCTAATAGTTCGGCCCCAACACCAACACCAAAACTTTATACCCAAATTACCCCTAACCTCCCAAGTGTATTTTATACAAACGGGACCCTAAAGCCTGCTGAGACTTATGTTGGTGGGTTAGAGCAAGAAGATTATGCTAATAACTTTTCTATGTCTTCCGTTTATATAAGCGGAAAAACTAGAGGTAGCCATATTAAACATAACTTCACTGATCATGTTGATTTAACAGCCCCTCAGGTTTTAGAGATAATGAGTTTCTATAAAAATCAGGCAGTTACTGCCCAAAAAAGACATAACAATATAGCCTCTGATCTGCCAAATGGGGTCCGTGGTGGAGGTAGGCTAAATTATAGGGAAATTGTTGTTCAAGGTAATTGGCCTACTGGGGTTCTTGTGGATATTCAGAGGTATAGTGAGATTGATATAATAAACTAATGAAAGGCATAGTCGAAATATACAGAAATACTTCTGATGGAAAATCAGAGTTAATCTTATCTGAAAGCAATCTAATTATGGATGGTGCTGCTGAATCCGTTGTAGACTTTCTTACCATGCCCTCAGCGATAGCTATTGTTAGTGGGGTGGTCCAAGAAAGGGTTCTTGATGCTTCAAATTATATCATACAAGGGTTTACTGTGGGTAAAGGTACTGGTGGGTATCTTCAAAACCTTCATAAGTATAAAAAACATAATTTTATTGTTAGTGCTGGTACTATTGGGGCAGCCCCTTTACCTTGGAATCAGTTTAATATTAACACAAGTCTTTATGAAGAAAATAGCCCGTTTGATTTATCGAGCCATGTTTTAAAGGTAAATGCCCATCAAGGCGTAACTACAAGTTCTTATCTGAACTTCGATGGATTTAACGCTCATTTATCAGGGATGGTTAATGCTCCAATGATATTTACTATTGATTGTAAATACGATTATGAGTACCCTCCTGAGGCTATAAGTGCTGGTACTGGGTCAGGTAGAGGGGTAACTAGTCTTAGGCTAGACAGGCATGGTACTACTACTAGTGGTGACTTTTACTGGGACTCTAACGGGGAAGGGACCTGTGCCTATAAATCAGGAAACACCTTAGTTAAAGATTTAGGAGGAGGTTGGTATCGGTTAGGTATTGTTTCCCCTAGTGGGGTAACTGTTACTGGTACATCTCCCGAAGCTTATATATTTCCAGGAGGGGCAACGGACTCTGGGACTTACACTTCAACTTCCCCATCAGGAGGTGTTCTCCTAGCAAGACCTTCCCTAAACTTAGGTAGCGTACCTTTGAATTATTTCCTTGGAAGTGAATCAGAGTTTAATTCAACTAAAGATTTTCAAGAATTCCCTGTACTAGCTTCATCCATCCCATGCTTATCTGGTATTGACAGTACAAATGTAAGTTCAATAATTCTATTGAATGGCCCTGGAACCCTTAGGAATAACACTAGCGGATATGATCCTATACTAACTTTACCTAAAATACAGAACCCAACACTTAGCGGGTTGGAGCCTGGGTCGATTACTGACTATGCCTCTGTTATTGATGGGACTATACAAGCAGACCATAACTTAAATTTTGCTGGTTTTTATGGAAAATTTAAAAATATATATAAATATTTAAATAATTGGAGTGTTAATCCTACCTTAGCTGCATCGGCTATGATGTCTGATTGTAGGTGGTTAGGTGGTCATGGGTTTACTGGGGCTGGTAACTCTAACTATACTTTAGTATCCTCTTTAAGTTACGACTCTTTTAGTGACCCAATAAAATCTATTGGATATACTAAAAATGGGGCCAATGTCAGTAGAAGTACAGATTTATTTGGGTATAGTAGAGCAAGATATCAAGAGCTAGGGGAAACCCAATCCGATTTTTTCTTATTATGTCAAACATCAGACCCTAGTGCGGGTTTAGTAGAGTTTGAAATGAAGTTAGAAAAAAGTGATATGGCAACTAATAACGCCTTTGGTGGTATAATGACAATGGGACTTTATTCCTTAGATTATAGAAAAATGTTATCAAATGGGATTCCTTTTACTAGATCAATTGATAAAGATGTAGATACAGGTGATGATATGGAGTTTAGACTTTTTTCAAGGAAAGTATTTAATGAAAGTATATCAGCTACAAGTGATTGGGGTCCAACGCCAGGGGCCGCTTTAACCGCTAACACAGTACTTACTATTAGATGGAGGCTTGAATTCGTATGAGAGGTTTAGTAACAGTAACCAAAGTCTTTAAAGACGGGACAAAGGAGAGAATATTAGAAGATAGCTGTAATGTTTTAACTGGTGGTTTTGGCATAGGTATAACTTCTATGTTTACTACTGCGCCCACCCAATTAGCTGATAGGTTTCATTTTAAGTATTTCCAGGTTGGTACATCTGGTTATCACCAAGATTTACCTACCATTAAAACCCCCCAAAGTATAGACCATAGTGAATGGGCATATTCTCTTCCTCTAACAACTCATAATAAAATATATGAGTTATCTTCTGCTTTAACTTCTGTAGATAGTTATGGTACTGATGGTGATATTGAGCTAGTTACCAAAGAGGTCCTTACAGTAACAAACCCATTTAGCCCTCAAGAAAGTCTTAACTATACTACATCATCTTTACTGCTTGCCAAGTTACCCAATCACCCAACTACTAACTTAACTGATCAGTCAGTTAATACTAAAATAACTATAGATAGGGAATCGTTAAACGGTATTTCTATAAAAGAATTTGGACTGTTTTCAGAAAACCCAGAAGGTACATTCATCCCTAGACCAGTTATGTCTGCCTATAAGTCTTTACCTGAGCCTATATTAAAAACATCAGATTTTAGCTTAGATGTTGAATGGATAATACAACTTGACCCTTCTCCGTTAAGAACCCTTAATTATTATGATGAGTGGGATCTATTTAGGATTGGGGATGTTTTAAGATTCTATCCTGCTGTTAAAGCTGTTGGTTCTAATTTTTATCTTAATACAGTAGACAAAAATACAACTTATGATATTCTCGTAGAAAGTACATCCCCAACCCCTCATGATGGTTACCTTTCCTATTCCTTACATGGTGATGCCGTTTCTGGGTTACATTATTCGATAGACTCCTCTGCTGCTTCCCCTTTGTTTGTCCCTAGAGGGTCAACCTTAATCACTATACCTGTAAGTGCTATTGATACCACAGGTTATTATAACTCAAATACTAGACTAGATCTTCGTATGGATGGCTTTACTGGAGGTATGGGTATCCCTCAAGTGCTAAGGGATAGTACTCCACCAAACTTTATGCTATACTTTAAGTCTAGTAATGCTCCTCCTATAGTGGAGTTGGGTGTAGATAATACGGGGGCTAGTAGCATTGTTTCTGGTTTATTAGATGTTAGTTGCTTAGATACTGTGAGTGTTTATTTGGAATTTTCATCTAATGGGGCAATAGTAGTAGAAGACCCGTCTTCCTTAGGAAGTACTACCTTACTATCTTCCACAACTGCTATAGTTAGTGGGGCTATCCTTACAATTCCCGTATCAACTACATCAGGAACCGTTATTGTTTCTGGGGGTGCTGGTGTTAGTGTTGAGGTGTCTTCATATAACATAGTATCAGGACCACCCACAATAGAATACAATAAATTTGCTCACTCAAACAATTTTTCAAATGAGATACAGCCTTCAGCTTCTATAGGTATTCAGGACATTACGGATCATGCTGCTGATTTATTAGTTAAAAATAATAGATGGTGGAGAGAGAATTTAGGGGCTGGTAGGGTTTATCACGCAGGGTATCCTACGATTAAAGTCCATTCAGGAAATGATACCTACACTACACAACCCCCTCAGGCGTTATACATGGATAGTTATATTTTACCTAATATAAAAGCACCAGACGGGGTTCAGGATGCTACTCTTTCCTATGCTACTTCGGCTATTTATATTTGGCCTGAAAACCAATTCATAAATAAAGCCAATTATGCGAGTACAGGTCAACCAAAACCAGTAGACTCTCCCCCTAAAATTAGAAGATCATATACAACCTTTGACACGGATTCTTTGAATAGGGGAATTGGGAGACAATCGCAAACTATGGAATATGAATCCACAATGTCTTCAATTGTACTTTCCATGTATGTAAGAAAACTTCCTTCGGCGGTACAAGTACCTCACCCTATACTTAAGGAGTCTAGCATGGTTGATACTAATGAGCATGTACATATCGAAATATTTTCTAGAGGGTTTAAAGAGACAGGGAACGCTGTTACCCCTGGTGCCCAAGGGGCGGGTTGCTGGGCCACTTTTAAGTGGAATGCTGGTGGTGGGTTGGATCTTGTAGAAGTTGATGGTAAGAAAGCGTTCGACCCTACGGGGGGCTTGTACTTGAGTGCTGGGTGTTTCTCTGGAACATCTGACGATATAGGGAAATTTGGATATCAGGACAAGTGGGCTGGGAGAGATGGGTGGTACAGGGTTTATTTGGCTGCTGAAGTTCCTGTTAGCATAACAAACGCAGCGACTAACGCAAATCTTAACTATGATGGAAGTGGTTCACTTTCTCAGTACTTTTTATTCCCTACATGTTCGGGACTGAAGAGCGGCCTCGGTGGGCTTGGTCTTCCTGGGTGGGGAGGTACTATAAGTGCTGCTCCTTCCGTTTTGTCTGGGACTGTTACCTCTTGGGCTCAATACGAAGAGACTCTAAAGGCAGATACGACTTATGGAAGCGGGACTCTTTTAGAACAAGGGAAGGTTCCAAGAGAATACCAACCTAGAGTTAATGATTTTTGGGAACCCTTAGGAAATGTATATTTGTCACCAACCTTAGGAAAACAGAAAGTAACTGTTTCACTCTAGATATAATAAATAAAGAAGAGGATTCTTAATGAGTAAAGATAAGTTCACGCCAACAGGGCATATAGAAATATGGAAGGTTTACCCTGATGGTTCAAAAGAGCAGCATTGGTCAGACCACAACATCATCACCTCAGGTATGGGTGTAGGGTTAGCTCATCTATATGCGGCTTCTGGTTCAACCTCTATTGTTGATTATCAAATACTTAATTACCAAGTTGGGACCTCTGGTTCTTTAACTGATTATGGAGTATCCTCATACAAGCTTGCTGGCCCATTAGGTGGGGTGAAACCTTATGGTTTAAAAAGTTTCTTATATGTGGAAGACCTTCAACCAATACAAAACGGTATCTTAGCTTCCCCAGAGACTTTCGCAGGAATACCTTACTCTAACATACATAGAGTGTCTAAAACTGCTGTTAGGTTCACTTTAGTATTAGATGACTCTACAGCAAATTCCGATGATGAGCTTAATGAGGTTGGGTTATTCATGAGAAACCCAACTGGTTCTTTGACGGTAAACCCCATACTAGTTGCCTACAGACCGTTTATACCCATAAAAAAGACTAAGTTCTTTACTTTAGTTTTCCTTTGGACACTTCAATTCTAAAATGACATTTAACCAATCAGACCTTTATACGGTAAGCGCAGGAACAGAAATATTTAATTTTTGGAATCCGTTTGTAACTAAATTTGACAGTTCTTCCTTTTATAGCTGGGAGCAAGATAACACTCCTTTATATGATTTAGAGGAGAGGACTGATTACCTATGGGAGAAACTTGGGTGGCCCACTTCTTCTGTCCCTGGGCTTGTATTATCTGTATCTTCAAGTATCCCTACTCATCTAGCCGTATCCTCTAATGTATTTACAACTCTTCAAGGGGCAGTAGACGCACTACCAGAAATACTTAGATTCCCTACTCTTATTGAAGTAGCAGTTAGTGGGGACATAGGTGAACTAAATTTAGATAATGTTAAATGTGTAGGTAATGGTGCCCTAGAGATTATAAATAGGGTTTTTAGTACTTTTGAATCGCCAACAGCGGATAATGCTCAACTTATAAGTAGTTATGGGGTTATAAGCAGAGCGGAATCAGTAAAAATAGATAATGGTAGTTTGTACCGTAGTGTATTTGATACTTCCTGTTTACATACAGGTACACAAACATCGTCTCTCTTTTTTGGTGATGAGGCCATGTCCTTGGTTGTTAATGAGTATTTAGACGATAGCAATAAGATTGGGTATGTAAACCTTTCATTGGCTAGTGCTTCCAATAAACTTACGGATGTAGCTGGGGTTAGGGTTTATTTTAATACTCCTGATGTGAAAGTAGCCTCATCACCAGTGGTAGATACCACTACCGACACTTCTGGGTTGCTTTCTGATGGAACTGCTATTATGATAAGCGGGTCTTACGGGAGAAAGAGCATTGCCGCTGACTCTAATATTATAGGAATCTATACAGGTAATTACCTTCGCAAGGTTAAAGTGTCAAATTGTGATGGTCCTATTTATATTAGGGGATTTCAAGTTAACGCAGCAAGTGGGACTTCTCCTATTACTCCAATACATGATTACGGTATTCATATTTCAAATACTGAAGGTTTAGTTGTTGAAAATTGTGGGGTAGCAAGGGCAGGCGTTGCTGGTCTTGTTGTAGATGATTCTTCTATAAGCCTAAGAAGGAAATTTATAGCTTGTAGAAATTACAATAACAGTACTAGAGGTACTGTGGAAGATTATGGTATACTTGCTAATAATTCAAAATTATCTTTTGATCAAGATTCTTATTCTACTAGCGTTAGTAGCGTTCTTGCCGTAGCTCACCAAAAGACAGGAATCAAGTTAGTAAATTCTCAGCTTACGGGGGGCTTATCAGTGTCCCTTAATCAGATGACTACTCCCATCACTACTGTTCAGCAGAGTGAGGTTGGGGTAGAATTAATATCCTCAGTTGTTGATCTTAATGGTGTTTTGGATGTTTATAATAACACAACGGGCATCCTCGCAAGGCAATCTAGTTTAATAACTGATTCCATAATCGGTCAATGTAATACAAAAGGTGCTGTTGAGCTTGAGGAGTCTACCTTTCAATACAATAAAAACTTATTAAAACCAACGGGTTGGCCTTTAGTGGATAAAGGTATAAATTACAGGCTTACTAAGAATTTCTTCCATGCTAATGGACAACATATAAAAGCAACCTCTTCTAAAATAAAACCCACCTATGCGGATTCTATGCCAACGAAGCATGGTGAATTTACTCTTCTAACAAATGTTGGACTTGACGGTAGTGCCTCGTTATACGGTCTTCCTAGTGTAGAACTTCAAAATAGCTTTTGTGAATTGGTTCATCCTTATTTTTGGAGCTTCACTAGTGAGATTAGGAAAACAAGAGGGAAGTTTTTAGGTGTTTTAAATTCTTCTACTGCTTTGCTTCGTGGCTCCTCTGGTGGATCTACTGTATTTTCTACACAGCAAGTAGGGGTTCCTGGTACAAATATTCATGTAGATGGTAACTCTAACTTAATTGTAGCAGGCCCTACTCATATATCTCAACAAGATTCCGCTGTTCTATGTGAAAATAATTCAACTGTATCATTTGTACCACATATGAAAGCAGATAATAAAACTCTAGCAACTAGTGAGTGGAATTTAGATAACCCTGCCAATCATACATCTGTTGAAGTCTTTGGAAGAGTTTCCTGTTTGGTAGCAAATAATAATTCTACCATTAATATGAGGGATTTAGGGTCTTGGTACACTAACATGGCTACTCAACACGCTACTGATGATGTTTATCTTAATTCAGATTCTCCTAAAGAAGATGCTCTTTATACCAGTGCGGGGTCATTTACTTTTTATCCTTATACTACAGGGGACGGGGGTGGTGATACACCGTCCGAAACTTCTTTCAGAAATTCCGTAAGTGGTAACGAAAACTTACAGCCAATATTCGACCCTTCAACTAGAATATTTACTTCTACTACCGCTGGTTATGGTGGATATAATTATCTATTAAAAAACCAGTCTGCTGTTACTGTACACAATAATAGAGGGCTTACTAACGGTGGGGTATGTGTAAAAGCAGTTAATAATAGTACCGTTAATGTTAAAAATGTTAACTTTATATGTGGTCCTGTAAATGCTGATGAGGTTTTCCTAGACCCTACTTTGAATACGGTAGGAGGGTGTAACGACCTTAGAATATGGGCTCTGGCTGGGGGATCTACCCTCAATGCCACTCAGTTAAGTGTAAGTGGCAACTACCCAGATAATGCTGGGTATCACGGTCCTAGAGGCATTTACTATACTGACGCTACCTATGATTGCTCTGCTGCCTCCCTAAATGCCTTTGTAGACTCCCCTTACTTAAGTGGACAGCAGTTTATAAAGAACCTACCTTCATTAGTTAATCTAACGACTACGGTTGCTGGTCTAAATGTGGATATGTCTTCTTTGAGTGGACCAGGATTTTATGATAATATGCCTCTTAGCTCCTTGTCTATTCTTGATTTCTTTGGATTAGGATGCTCTGCTGTTAGTAGCCTTTCTGGTGTTGAATCTACAACAGAGTCGGAATTCTTTAGAGCATGGTCTAAGGAGAGATTTGGTGATAGTAACCCTTATGGTTATGGTGCTAGTGCTACCCCCCAAAACTGGGGTCCGTTTAGGTTATTCTTAGAAATTAACCCTACAGCAAAAGCTTTGAGTTATTACGATGCGGAAGTCTCGTCTTATGACAATAGACCGTTCCAAACATTAGCTCAAGGTTACTTCCTATCTGGTGGGTGTTCAGCTACGCTATCCTCTATGCAGGATTTTTACTTTGATTTAACTGATACAGCTAGGGATGCTTCAGGGAACGCACTATCTGGGTTTGTAGCATCTGGATATTACCATCCTAAGGATTTCTGTTTACCTAGTAACTATAATGTTGTATTAGATGATTCCGCATCTAATACCTTTGCTAACGCAAAAAACGCATCCCTTCCTATATTGGGAAGACCTAAGCTGGTGGAAATTTATAGAGCAACAAGTGTAGAAGGTGGTACTGATTCACTTGCTACACCTGGGCGTGGGCAGGGCTTTAAAACCACAAACATATTTGATATTGATAAGAATATCTAATAGGAGACAACAATGGCTGATCTAAACGATAATTTACTTAACGAAGCATCCGAACAATTTGTAGAAAGTTCTCACAAGTTTGTAAAACCAGTGAGATACTTTAAAAGTAACGATCCTTATTACTGGGAAATAGATAACATTCCTATCAAACAGTTAGAGGAGAATATTCTATTCCTTAGGGATCAAATTGCTAATAATTTAAGTGTGTCTGGTATAGGTAGGGCTGATTTAGCGGAACTAAGGCCCTTTGTTAATGGGTTTGATCGAACTGTTTATGTAAACCCAGGAAGGTTTACTGCTAGAATAAATGATGCTTATAATAAAGGCATTAATATACTTAATGAGGTTTATGCGAACTGGCTTAATCCTGGTGGTCAGGGTCCCCCTTTTGACAGCGGTTATGCTAATGTATCAGACAAGAAGGAAAAAGAATTCACACTACCTGTGGAAGTACTAAAGACCCTTGCTGGGGAGTTAATTGACCAGCCTTTACTTGATAACGGTCTTTATACTTTTTTACAGCACCATAATTCAGAACCTTTAGTGAATGCTTCTCTTGAGTTTGCTAACAGTGTGGATATTAGAATTAACCCTGGGCTAGATATTAATGGGCTCCCAAAAACTAAAGCTGCTATATGGAGATCTTACGGAAATAACTTTGGAGATACGACTTATCGAAACGATTTACAGCAAGAGTCTGTTGAGTTTACTAGGTTTTGGGGAGGGGCCGTTAGAACAGCGGTTGTTGATGTAGCTGATACCCTATCAATTAGTGTTCCTGATTTTGATGAAACTGATTATTCTAACAATACTACTCATAACCCTTCTACGAGAATAGACTTATTGTTTATATATTCTCACCCTGTTGATGCTACCTCAACTACAATCCAAAAACCATCAGGTGGTGCCCCTATGACCATATCGGCACCTCAGCTAGGTATTCTTAAAGGTGCTGGTGTTATTGCTTTAAATGCGGGTCATAACGGAGTAGGCCCAGGAGGAGAAAATGAATACAAGGGCGAAGCAGGATATTTCGATGATCCCTTGGTGGATTATGCAAGTTTATCATCGAACCCAGCCAACTACTTTAGTTCAGAAAATACAGTAGATGTTAATGATCTTAATAATAGAATTAATTCTACTATGGCAGATCAGCTACAAACTCAGATTGGATTAAACGGAAGTTACGCTAATATACCTTCCCCTGAGGATCTTTTAAACCTAACTCCCCTGTTTGAAGATCAGTTATCAAAAGATAATATGGCTTTAATTGGTCAAAGCGTATTGCCCATTGCGTATGTGATTGTAAAAAGGGGCCAAGCTGCCATTGTAACTAATGATCTGTTTGATATAAGACCATTTATGAGAACAGCGGAGTTGTCTTATAACGAAAGGGCTGGTGTTGCTGCTGCGAACCCTCCCTTGTCATTTGCTAACCCTGCTGTTGGTAAAACAGAGGTTCAAAAGGATATCCTTGATGTTAGGGATGTTTTAATGACTGAGATTAATAAACCTAACCCTATATCTCAGCCTGTGGCAACTGGAACTATTTATGGGGGAACTTTATGGGGACCTGAAGGTATTTTAGCAGAATTAGATATAGCTGAAAATGGTGGTATAGGTACTACTTCAGAAGAGAAGACTATAAACGCTTTACATTCTTATCATTTACCTACAAGTACAGATGTTGTTCCTAGGTATCCTGGGTGGGACATTAATGAAAAATACTTCCCAGACAGCGATGCTGGGCAGCGTAGAAATGATCGCTTGTTTTCGGCTGTAAAACACAACCTTACTGGGCAATTTAATATGGGTAGTGTTATTCAAGACCCTACCATTTCTGATATGCTGCAAAGTACTTACGGATACCCTACGGGA